TGGTAGGAGACCGTTCCACAGGAGAAGTGTGGAAGTCGGATGCTCTGACCTTTACTGGAACATTGAATGCATCCTGCACGGCGGATCTGGTTATCGGTATGCACGCCACAAGCTATTATTATGCAGGAGGCTTTGACGATTGGTTTTTAGATTGCGATTCACAACTTACGGCAGATGATTTGGTGGACTATTTTAATGCCACCATTCTCTGTAACGGTGCTGACAGTTCCGCTGATGTGGATGCTCTTACCGATGCAAGCGGTGTAACGCTGAAAGCAACGGATGGTGTCTATCCGGAAAGCGGTATTCTTTATACCAAGGCAGTGGAGTGCAATCTTTCCGGCACGGGCAAGGTGTCCTATACAAGTGAGTATGTGGCAGGAACAACGGCAGTGGCATCGGTGGAAACCTCCACCAGTGATGACCTCACCGATTGGAGTGATTGGGTTGCTGTCGGAACGGACGGCAAGCTGCAATCACCGAACCGAAATTATATCCGCTTTAAAGTCACGCTGACCACAACGGATACAAGTAAAACACCGAAACTCATTGATATCCGCCTTTATGACATTCCAAAGGCGCCTTATGAGAAAATCGGCTATGCCCGTCCTGTTGTACTTGATGATAACGGTGCGTGGGAGGCCATTTTGGAGAATGCCTACGATATCATCGTTACGGGCGAAATCAATGGTGAGGATACGCTGACCTTTTCCATTCCGTTTCGTGACAGCAAACGAAAGTACATGGAGAATGAAAAGAAAATCCAGATCGTGGATGATGTGTATAAAATCCGTACCGTTACCGATGTGAAGGACAGCACCGGAAATACCGTCACGCAGATTTATGCCGAGGCGGAGTTTTACGATTTGACCTTCTCTGTCCGTAAGGAAGAAAAAAAGTTTGATGCGGAAACTGCGGATGTTGCAATGGCGTATGCCCTTGCTGATACCGAGTGGAGTGTGGGAACGGTCAATGTTACCACCAAGCGAACATGGACTTCCACGGAAAAGAACGCTCTTTCCATCCTCCGTAGCGTTGCCAATCTTCACGGCGGCGACCTTGTTTTTGACTGTCCGAACCGACTGGTGCATCTGCTGACGGTAAATGGCAAAGACAGCGGTGCCTTGTTTGCGTATAAGAAGAATATGAAAAGCATCGAGCGTGTTGTGGACACCCGCTCCCTTGTAACAAGGCTTTATGCGGTTGGTGCCAACGGAATGACCTTTGCCGACATCAACGGAGGCAAGCCTTACCTTGAGGATTTCACTTATTCCAAGGAAGTGCGTATTACTACTTTGGATTGTTCTTCCTTTACCAACCCGTATCAGATGAAGGAATACACGGCCATGCGCCTTGCGGAATACTGCAAGCCTTCCGTTTCCTACGTGCTGAATGCGATGGACTTGTCCGTGCTGACAGGATATGAGCATGAAGCGTGGAACCTCGGTGATTATGTCCGTGTGGAAGATAAGGACTTGGGACTTTCTGTTACCACCCGTATCGTGCGCCGTGAATACAACCTGCAGGAGCCTTGGAACACGGTATTGGAACTTTCCACCACGCTCAAAAACCTCGGCAGTTCGGTCAGTTCCATTGATACCATTGCCGATGCTTTGGAAGGCACAGGAATGGTATCCAACAACGATATCCGTGAACTTGTGCCGTTCAATCATCTGCGAAACTCCCGTGCCGATGATGGACTTGCTTATTGGGTCAGTTCCGGTTTTGAGGCAGACGGAGAAAACGGTGCATCCGGCACAGCATCCTTTAAGGCTGTGGGTGTGGAAGGTATGACCTTGAGCCTTGCCCAGACCGTGTATCCGTCCAACCGTAGCAGTTATACACTGTCGGCACAGATTGCTTCGGATGACTTAAAGAAGCTATCTGATGATGCCCAGGTGGGCATTGAGGTGGTTATCGAATACGAGGACGGCAGCACAGAAACAAGATTTATTGATTTGTACTGATGGAGGTGCTTATGGCTTATTTTTCTAAAACATCGGAGAAGATTACGCCGGAAAGCTACTTCTCCAAAGTGAAATCCATTACAGTGCGTGTGTGCATTACTAATTGCACAGGCACTTTGTATATTACAGACCTTTTGCTGCAGCCCGGTTCTGTAGCCACGGGATGGGTAGGTCATCCTTGCGAGATGAAGTGGGTATTGGATGGCTAATCCGGTATTCATCCGTCTTGCCGAGGTCATAAACAAAAAGCAGGATATGCGTGTCATGAGCGTAACGGTGAAACCTACCGTCACCAACTGCTCCGGCACGATTTGGTTTACCGACCTTATGTTGCAAGAAGGACCGGCACTGACAGGCTATGTGCCACATACCGAGAGTCGACTTAAGGAAGATACCAAGGTATGGTTCAACGGTGTGGTTCGTTCCAAAGAAACGGTCATTATCTGCAACGTCGGTGATACATCCGGTGGTCTTGATGTCCATATCTATCCGAAATCCGATATGGCGGCAGGCTCGGTGCAGCTTGCCCAAGGTGTGGGTGGACAAAAGGTTGTGTTTCCTAACAGACTTTCTGCGGAGGATGATTTGGCTCTGCTTGCTTCGATAAGGGAATGCACCAAAAACGGCATTCAAGAGCCGAAAGAGGGCTTTTACCAATATAGCGCCGCTTGGGATTCCAAGCACAAAGTCACCTTGGAGGACGGCAAGTCAGCCAGGGTGCTTTTTGAATTGCAGCAGATGTCGGATGGAGGTGTTTCGATTTGAGGGATAAATTAAAAGGCAAACGCATCATGGTGTGGACGTTCATGGGCAATTCCAGAATGTATGAGGTGCTCCGTGACTACGGTGACCGCATCGATACCATTGGTCTGTTTTCTTTTAAGGTAGACGCCACAGGAACGATTACTGAAAGCGGTGTTGCAATCAGCAATATGCTGACCTATATTGACAAATGGCCACACATCCGTTGGCTGCTTACCGTTGCAAATGATGGTGCAAATTCTATTTTTAAGGCTATCCGTGACAACACAGATGGCGCACAGGACAACTTCTGCTCCGAACTTGTTCGTATTATGGAAAAATACCCGTGGTGCAGTGGCGTGGATATCGACCTTGAGAAAGGTGACGATTATTCCACCCACGCTGCATCCACGGCTATGTTCAAACACATCTACGAAACCGTCAAAGCCTATGACCCCACCAAGGAAATGAACATCTGCCTTCCCGGTATGACTTCGGTCAACGGTTCGGTCGGTGGCGAGAACTGGTGCGTGTATGGTGATCTGGATAAATACTGTGATACGGCATCCATTATGAGTTACGGTATGGCTTGGGCGGGTTCTGCACCGGGTCCTGTTTCTCCGAGGAGTTGGCTTGAGGGCATTTATGATTATGCCACCAAGGTAATGAACCCCGACAAGGTGTTCCTCGGTATGCCTGCCTACGGTTGGAACTGGCAGATTTACGATACCCCGGAGAACTTGGGCGAGTATTATCGTGGTACTTCTCATACCTATTATGCTGCAAAATACTGGATGCAGGGTCTGTATAACTTTACGGACGATGCACCTCCGCAGCCTTTCATTCCCATTGTTTCCTATTGGGATGATTACGATATGGGACCGTGGGCATTGCCTCATGTGTACGACTACATGGAAGGCAGAGATGCCGTTTATAAGGAATATCCGCAGATGTCGGAAACCTACAACCGAAGAAGGTATTTGACCGCCTATGCCAAGCAGCAAAAGGCGGAGTTCGGAGAAATTATTATCGACCATAATGCCGAGCCGGACAGCTACGGTGGTGTGGTGTCCGTATCAGAAACTTTGGTAACGCTTGGTGATGAAGGTTCAGCCACATACAAATTCACTATTGATGAAGCAGGCACATACGATGTTGCCATTCGCCTTTGTTATCCGTTTTGGGATAAAAACAGCATCTACGCATCGTTGGATGGCAGTATCGTCCACTTTTCCGAGGACAGGATTTGGTGGCCGTATTGGAGGACTACTTTCTGGGCGACACTTGCCAAGGGCGTGAGCCTTTCTGCCGGAGAACATACGCTGACCATTTCGGTCGGTGTAAACGGTGTGCAGTTCTATGGTTTCCGTGTATGCACCGACTTTTCGGAAGAACCGACCGCAGGGCAAGCAGAATACACCCTTGCTCCGAGAAAGTTCAAGGATGTGAACGGCAATATGGTGGGACCCGCCACAGGCTTTAAGCTGACCTTGGAAATGCTACGCAGAAAGCCTGACTCGGCACTTGTGTGGTATGAGGATTTCCGAGATGAGCAGAAAATCCCCGAAAGCTACTGGACGGTTCTTTCCGGGGAATGGGATGTGTGGCAGGAGGATTTGCCCTACGGCGATACGAGTCGACCATACTCACAGCTTGAGGGGTATGGTCAGCTTGCGTGGAACTATAACGGCTTTTCGGACATCCATCTGAGGGCGCAGATTATCTTCCCGGAGAACGGCGGTGGCAGGGCAGGAATTTTTCTTGGCTCACTGTTCTGCTGTTTAAATTATGATACGCAGCGTATCGAACTGTATGAGGGTTCTACACTGAAAGGCAGTTATGCCACAGACTTTTCCAAGACATCGAAAGCAGACCTGCGTACCAATCCGAATGTTTACACCATTGAAATGCGTAAGCGTGGAAACAAGGTGCGTGTTTATTCCTCTGCATCCAATACACTCCGTTTTACGGCAATGGTCGGCAGTGGCAACGGTTATGCAGGTATCCGCTCCGATAACCAAATCAACTGCCAATTGCTCCGTCTGGGTGATGCCTGGACGTATGAGCCGTATGAGAGGTTTGATGTGGTAATGCCAGACGGTACGGAGACTTCCTTTGGCAGGATTGAGCGTAGCAACTGCACATGGGATGAGGAGTTCCAGGTGTTCACGCTGACTTCTGATGTGGAAGAATACAATACCCGCAGTGAGGATATTTCGTTGGACTACGAATTTTACCACTCACACATCATGCCACTTGAGTGCGGGAATGATTACACGGCAAAAATTATCCCAAGGGACATCAACATTTGGATTTCACGATTGTTCCTTGGGGACTCGGACGGCTTTTCTATTCTGTATTACCAGGATGTGGACAGCCTGATCTATTGGGCGAACCAGGCAGCATACCGATGGAAACTGCGAGGGATGTGTATGTGGTCCCTTGGGCAGGAGGATATGCGAGTCTGGGAGTGGCT